GGGCCCGCCCCCCCCTTCCGCTTTCCTGTCTGCTACGCCAGCCACATCTACGGCATCAAGCGGGACGGCACGGCGGCAGTGCTGCGCAACGAGGGCAGCTTGCCGGTGCCCTTCACGGCCACCCTGCGGTGCGACATGCCGGTGACGCATCCCAAGGTGGTGGATCTGCAGACCGGGGCCTTCATCGGCTTTGACCTGACCCTGCAGCCGGACGAGACACTGGAGATCTACCGCAGCACCTCTGACCGGCTGGCCTGCACCCTGACCCGGGCAGGCGTGACCGAGAACATCTTTGCAAAGCTGGACGAGGACAGCACCCTCACCGAGCTGCAGCCCGGCGATAACATGCTGAGTATGCAGGCCGAGAACGGCTCCGGCTACCTGCAGGCATCCGTCAGCTTTTACCCGATGGAGGCGGGCATCCTGCCCGAACCGCTATGAGAATAGACGTTTTGGACGCAGAGACCCTTGCCCGCGTGGGCTGGGTAAAAGTATGGCACTCCCTCTACTGGGACAGCCCCTATTACTCCGAGGGCAGTTTTACCCTTGAGGTGCGGCCCACCGCCGAGAATCTGCAGCTTTTGCAGGAAGGGCGCTGGCTGGTGCGCAGCGACGAGAACCCCCGCATCCCCATGCGCATCTGCTCCCGCACCAACCAGAACGAGGACTCGAACCTTGTGGTGTCCGGCTACCCGGCCACGTGGCTGCTGACCAAGCGGGTGTCTGCGGTGAGCATCAAGAACCAGCCAGCGGAAGCCGCCATGCGCAGCCTTGTGAGCGCCGCTAAGCCGTGGCCCCGCCTTGGGCTGGGCACCGAGTACGGCTTTGACACCACCTTTGAAAAGCAGACCTCCGGCGGCACGGTGTTCGACTACTGCCAGACCATCGGGCAGGCCTGTGATCTGGGGTTCCGCATCGTGCTGGACGGCAAGGGCAGCAAGAAAAAGCTACTCTTCGAGTGTTTCCGGCCCACCTTCGACCCGAACCACAGATACAGCCCCCAGTGGGGCAATCTGCTGAATGCCGGGTGGAGCTTTGCCGACACCGACTACGCCAACGTGGCCCTTGTGCAGGGCGCTGGCGAAGGCGACGAGCGCGCCACCGTCTGGGTGGGCGATGTGAACGCCACCGGCTCCGACCGGCGGGAAATGTACGTCGATGCCCGTGACGTGCAGCCGGAGGACGGCGAGACCAGCACCAGCCAGAGCTATCTGGCAAAGCTGGCTGACCGGGGCGGCGAAAAGCTGCTGGCCCAGCTGCGCACCGGCAGCATCGAGTTTGACGTGGACGATGATACCCTGCAGGTGGGCGACGTGTTGAGCGCCAGCCTGCCCCAGCTGGGCTACACTGCCATGGTGCGCGTGGCCGACATCATCACCCAGAGCGAGGACAGCGGCACTACCCGCACCATCCGGCTGGGTACGCCCAGCTGGCACAAGACTTAGGAGGACTTTATGGCTGATATCATTACTTACCCCGAAAACGGCATTACCTACGATGCCGACGACGCTTCGGGTTACCTCGCCACCCGCCTGAGCGGCGTATACAGCGCTGAGGAGGATTTTGCTGTCACAGCACAGGGCGGCCTGAGCGTGCAGGTGAGCGCCGGTCAGGCATGGGTGCGCCCGGCACGGTTCAAGGGCCGCAGCATCATCATGGAGCAGCCCACCACCGTGGTGCTCACCGAAGCGGACCCTGTACGCAGCCGCATTGACCGTGTGGTTCTGCGCTACGATGCCGCCGCCAAAAAGACCCGCCTGCAGGTGCTGGAAGGTGTCCCGAATTCTGCCGGGCCTGCTGCCCCGGCCATCACCCGCACCGAGCTGATCTACGACCTCTGCCTTGCCGAGATCAAGCGCCCTGCAGGCTCCACCGCCGTTACCACCGCCGACATCTACGATACGCGCGCAGATGAGACCGTCTGCGGCGTGATGCGGGATGGTGTGCATGGCATCCCCACCGGCACGCTGGTGCAGCAGTGGAAGGCCGTGATCGAATCCATGAGGGGTGGCAGCTTTTATACCCGTGCCGAGGTGGATGCGCTGTTGAAAAGCTTGAAAAGCGTGGATCCTTTTCCCGTGGGCAGCATCTACCAGAGCACCGCACGTACAAGCCCTGCCGCACTGTTCGGCGGTACATGGCAGGAGATTGCGCAGAACCGGGTACTGATGGGTGCTGGCAGCGGCCACGCAGCGGGCACCACCGTGGAGGCCGGACTGCCGAACATCACAGGCTCTTTTGTCGCGGATGTAAAAATGGGTGAACATAAGGTATCCGGCGCATTCACTGCCGGCGACGTGATTGGAGTTACGGGCGAATACAGTAACTATTCTCAAGTATATAAGTTCAGTCTGGATGCTTCCAAGTCTAATGCCATCTACGGCCGCAGCTATACCGTGCAGCCCGCCGCCTACTATGTGCACATCTGGAAGCGCGTGGCATGAGAAAGGAGGTTTTGAGCGATGAAGATCATTGACGAGACCGGCGCGGTCGTGGAAAACCCCGACCTGACCCTTGGCTACCTGACCGCCAGCACCGAAGAGATCACCCACCCCGCCGTAGAGGGCGTGGAGGAACAGTGGCACTGGGAGACCGTGACCGAGTATCCAAACGGTGGCAAGGACGTGCAGAAGATCGTTGACCGTCCCGGCGTTCAGGCGCAGGAGGAATGGGTGGAACAGGTGCCCATCCAGAAGTACATCCGCTACACCGCCGAAGAGCTGGCCGCGCAGGAAGAAGCGCGCAAAAAGGCCGAAGCCCTGGAGAAGCTGCCGGACACGGTGGCGGCACTGCAAAAAGAAAACGAGATGCTCAAGCAATGCTTGCTTGAAATGAGCGAGATTGTTTATGCATAAAATCACACAAAAATTAGAAAGGTTGGTACGTATGATGGCGATGCTGTGGGCACAGGAAATTATGTCTGTTGAGACTATGGAGGAGGCAAAGGCTCTGTATGAGCGCTGCCCCCGCCTGCTGAAGGAGAAGGTGAAGGCAATTCTTATCAAGAGCGGCTTTGAGGAAATCGTACAGTAAGGAGCGGAGGACAAGGCAGATCAGGAGCTGAAAGAGAACGTGAAAATCGGGGCCTGACCCCGTGAAAGGACGTGATACATATGGCGATCAAACAGTACAGCCTGAAAACGGACGGCGCAAAGCAGCTCTCCCCCGCGTTCCGTGTGCGGGAGTTCCGCTGCCGCGACGGCACCGACACCATCCTCATTGACGAGGGCCTTGTGGTGCTGCTGCAGTGCATCCGGGAGCACTTCGGCAAGCCGGTGACCATCACCAGCGGCTACCGCACCGCCAGCCACAACACGAGGGTGGGCGGCTCCAGATCCAGCCAGCACCTGCTGGGTCGGGCCGCTGACATTCAGGTGCAGGACACCGACCCACTGGCTGTGGCCGCCTACGCCGAAAGCCTGATGCCCGGCTGGGGCGGCATTGGCCGCTACCCGGTCAAGGCAGGCCGGGCAAAGGGCTGGGTGCATGTAGACACCCGCCCGAACAAGAGCCGGTGGACGCTGTGAGGGGGTGAGACCAGTGGAAAGCATCATCTCAGCCATCCTTGCCGGTGCGGTGACCCTGATCGGTGTATTGATTGCCAACAGCCGCAGTCAGGCTGTGACCGCCACCAAGCTGGAAGAGCTGACCCGCGAGGTGCGGGAGCATAACAATTTTGCCCGCCGCGTCCCCATTTTGGAAGAGCAGATGAAGGTGGTCAACCACCGCATCGCTGATTTAGAAGCAGACGAACACGAAAGAGAAAGGAACTGACTATGAACGCACACACCTACAACGCCCCCACCATCTCCGCAGGCACCATTGCCCGCACCGCCTGCCTGCTGCTGGCCCTGACCAATCAGGTGCTGTCCGCACTGGGCAAACCCGTGCTGCCCATCGAGAGCCAGACCGTGGAGCAGCTGGTCACCGCTGGCATCACCACCGTTGCCGCGCTGGTCGCGTGGTGGAAGAACAACAGCTTCACCCCCGCAGCCCTTCAGGCAGACCAGACATACGACAAGCTGAAGGCACAGGGAAAGTAA